TCAGGCGGCAAGCTCACCCGCCAGATGATCGATCCCCTCTCTGCGCAGGTGGACCTCCATCTGATCCGTCGTGATCATCACCCGGTCAAGCAGCAGGTTCAGCAGACGGGATTGCTCCAGGGGGAAGAGCTCTTGCCAGATGGGCTCCAAATTGCGCAGCGCCTCGGTGGCTTCCAACTCGGTCAGAAAGCCGCCTTCCTGTCGCGCCGATTTCCAGATATTCACCACCATCTCCGGACTGGCCAGGATCCCTTGAATCTGGTCCAGCACCAGTTGCTCCACTTCACCTGCGGCGACTGTTTTGACTGGGCAGGAGTCGTGACCTCGCTTGAGCGCCTGCTGGCAGGTGTAGTATCGGTACTGCTTACCCTTTTTGCGGGTGTGGCTGGGCTTCATAGCCCGATTGCAGTGGCCACAGCGGAGAATCCCCTTCAGAGGAGCGGGTGACTGGGACCGGCTTTGGTTGGCGCGCTGATGGGCATTCTCAGCCAGAATGCTCTCGACTCTCTGCCATTGCTGCGGTTGAATGATGGCCACATGTTCGCCAGGAAAGGATTCCTCCTTGTGAACGATCTCTCCCAGGTAGATGCGGTTTTTCAGCATCCGGTAGAGGCTGTTTTTGTCAAACTTTCCACCTTCACGCACCCGCCCGCTCTGAGTTGTCCAGCTTTTGGTGCGGCGTCCTGCATCATTGAGCTCCTGCACCAGGGAGGTGACTGATCCAACTTGGGTGAAGCGCTTGAAAATGTGCTGGACCAGTTGCGCTTCCTCCTCGTTAATCACCAGTTTGCGGTCAACTACATCGTACCCCAGGGGCGGTACGCCCCCCATCCACATCCCCTTGCGCTTGGAGGCGGCCACCTTGTCTCGGATCCGCTCGGCGATTACCTCACGCTCATACTGGGCAAAGCTGAGCAGCATGTTCAGCGTCAGCCGCCCCATAGATGTGGTTGTGGAGAATTGCTGGGTGATGGAGACAAAGCTGGCCCCATGGCGCTCAAACACCTCAATCAGCTGTGAGAAATCCAGCAAAGAGCGCGATAGCCGGTCCACCTTGTAGCAGACCACAATGTCCACTTGCCCCGCCTCAATGTCCGCCATCAAGCGTTTCAGGGCGGGGCGCTCCATGTTGCCGCCAGAGAAGCCGCCGTCGTCATATCGGTCAGGAAGCGGATGCCAGCCATTGGATTTCTGGCTGGTGATGTAAGCGGCGCATGCCTCGCGCTGGGCATCCAAGGAGTTAAACTCCATTTCCAGCCCTTCGTCGGTACTCTTGCGCGTGTAGATGGCGCAGCGCACCTTGGGTGTTAAGGATTTGCGACTCATTTGGGGGCTCCAGCTGTTTTAAGGCCAAAGAACCGAGGGCCAGACCAGCGGGTCCCAGTGATCTCACGGGCAATGGGTGAGAGGCTTTTGAAGGTCCGCCCTTGCCATGAGAAGCCTTCCTCCATCACCACCACCTGGTGAGTCACCCCCCGCCACTCCCGGATAAGGCGGGCGCCAACCGCAGGCATCCCATCGGCGCGCTGATTCGCTGGGTGACGGGACTGCAGTTGATCATCTTCCGCCAGCGCCTTGAGTTGCGCTTTGGTCTCCTCCGAGTGCCCTCCATAGGCCAACTCCTGAATACGAAAGGCCAGCCGTTTGACCATGAATCGCCGGTCGTAACCCGGTGGATCCTTGTCGAACAGGTCCTTCCAAAGCGCCTTTAGCTGTGGCGTAGTCATTTTCGGCAGCGCCGCCAGGCGTTGCATCACGTTGTTTGTCATTGGGTTCTCCTATTCAGTTTGTTCCCAGTGACATGAACGCTCTTCATGGCCGGTTTATCCAGGCAAATAGTCTCTGCCTTTTCAGAGTGCTGACGCTTTCTGGAGAGCATCCGCAGAAGCCCCCTGGCAACGATCTGCGCCACCTCGTCCAAACGCTCTTCAGCTGTCAGCATGTTGGGGTCGCAGCCAGTCATGAGCCCACACCGTTCAAGCGTTGAAGATGCGCCTCCAGGCAATCGCCAATCTCCGCCACCACGCTGTTCATGCGCCGCCCGCCGGGTTTGAAGTACCCGCCCTGGGGATCAAAAATGGCGCGCAGCTCTTCCACCAGAAACGTGGGATCCTCCTCACGGCGCAGCACCGCCGACACCACCCGAGTCAGCGCCACCACCCAGGCAAAGTGATCCATGCTCTTGGAGTTGATAAAGATCTCAAAGGGCCGCCGCCCGCCATCGGTTTCGATGTCGTTGATGGTCAGGTATAAGGCGTGTTCAGAGAGCGGCGTGGTAATCTTATAGGTTGATCCAGTCAGGCGGCTGGGGCGTTGGGGCAACGCACACCCTGTACAGACATCGTTTCCCTCTCTCGCCTCTGTAGATGTGCTTTGCGCATTCACGATCTTTCCTCCACTCCCTGTCGTAGCTGGCGTTTAAGCTCCCCTGTTCCGTTCTCTACCGGGAATGGAGAAAAATCGTCACGAATTTCCGCTTAGGTGAAATTTGTTGACGCCGATATATAGCCTAACTAGAATCAGGTCAGTCGCCGAGAAAATCCCGGAGAGACGTCTCCGGAGCTCAAGGAGGATCAGATGGCGCTGACAAAAGAGAGCAGAAAACGGCCCGGGCCCAAGCCAGCGGAAGGGCTGACGCCTGCCCAAGAACGCATCATGGAGGTAATCCGTGACGCATTCGAACGGGAGGGGATGCCGCCCACGGTGCAGGAGATCGCCGAAGCCCTGGGCATGAAGACCCCCAGCGCCCATGAACAGGTCAAGAAGATGGAGCAAAAGGGGTTCCTTCAGCGCACGCCCCGAAAGCCACGCTCCATCAAGATCGTCGAGCGTCCGGCGGTGGATGATGCTTCAGGAAAGCTGGCATCGCCCAGAAAAGGAAAGCCTGGCGTGCCGAAGCTGAAGCCCATCCCCATCATCGGCGAAGTAGCGGCGGGCGTGCCCATCCTGGCGGTGGAAAACCAGGTTGGCGAACTGCTGATCGAGTCCTCTCTGGCTTCTGGTCCCTGCTTTGCGCTCAAGGTGCGCGGCGACAGCATGATCGATGCGGAGATCAACGATGGCGACATCGTCATCGTGCGTCAGCAGGCGCTGGCGGAGAACGGCGACATCGTGGTGGCGATGCTCGAAGGCGAAGCCACCGTCAAGCGGCTCCATATATCGGAGTCAGTCATTCAACTCAGACCGGAGAACCGGTCTTACAAACCCATAGAAGTGCCGCCAGACGGTAACATCCGCATTCTGGGTAAGGTGTTGGCGGTGCGGGGCTGGGAGGCCGGCCCATGAGTAGACAATCAGATTACTGACGAAATGGAGAATCCCCATGGCGACATTCAATCCGCGACGTTTTGCACAGCCTGAGCTCCTTCGGACCATTGAACCCGCACGTTTGCGGCAACTTCTCTCTCCCTATCGGGATTATCTGGATGGTCTGGGCGCTGGTATTTTAAGGCGTGAGGACGACGGATTGGATTACGGGGAACTCTCCCGAGCGATTATGAACCTGGACGAAAAGGCCCCCATGGAATTGCTGGAGGCGCTGTATCTGATCCACGAGATGTCCACCGAGAGCGGCATGGATCGTTTGCTGGCGGCGATTCGGGACCAGCAGTTGGCGATTGATGTGCCGGTGACGGCAACGCCCATGGATGTGGCGGTGCTGGTCTATCTGGAGAATCGTGAACTGCTGGAGAGGCAGCACGCCATGGTTTTCATCCAGCGGGCGCGCTCTTACTACTGCTTTGACGGATCCGAATCGTGGCGCGGGGAATTCACCTTACCCGACGAGGAGAAGCTGCGTGCGCTTGAGCAGCAGATGGATGATTGGTTTGATGCGCACCATCGAGGGCGTGGCTGTCGGGTGATGCTGTTTGATCACGGTCCACGCATGATCCTGGTGGTGCGCCATGGCAAATCCTATCGGCGCGACAGCGCAGTAAAAAAGGACGGCGAGTCCGCCAGCGTTTTCTATCGTCCCGAGTGTTTCGATTTGGTGGTCTACGACCGTGAATTCAATGAACTGAGCATTCGCACGGACAATGTGCGTGAGCGCGCCATGTACGCCACAACGGTTGGCCTGCATCTGTTCGGCGACGCGCAGTTCTTCCGGCTTCGTGAGAAATACACCTTAAAGCCGTTGCTCGACAGGAATCAGGCATCCTTGTCCTGTGGCGATCTGGACGAGTTGGATTGGGTCCGCCTGACCGCGGTCGCATTCCAATCCCCTGATGAGGGTGAAGATGTTGAGATCCAAAAGGGCAAAGATCTGATCGAGAGCTTTGCGCGCAAAGGATTTTCCTTCCCCCATGACGCAAACTTGGTGAATGCGAGCTTTAACGCAAAGTTCCGGGGAGCGCCGAGGCCACGCTCATTCACCATCTCCAACGCCAATAAGGCCTGTTTCACCCGGGATGGCGACAGCGTCGTGATTGAGAAGTGGATGCGCCGTCGCGGCTTCATGAATGGGCCCATACGGAATCGGAACCATGCGCGACCTGAACCGCCTTTGGCGTCACATTGAAGTCAGCCCTGGCAAGTCGGGCATGCGGGCGCAGTGGGAGACGTGGTTGGGCGAGGATTTCGCCATTGCCGAGTCCCTTCTGCGCCCGACCGACCGGCGCAGTGATATCTGGCCCTGCCCCTATCCGGCGGGGCCAGGTTGCCCCAGGCGCGTGGTGGATTGTGGCGATGGGCAAATCGTGGCGGTCTGTGGCAATGAGGTGGAGACCGAGTGCGAGGACATCTCCCTGTCGCCCTCTGATCTGGTGATCCATGAGCTGGATCGGCGCAGGCTCTGTCAGCTCTCGGCGCTGGCGCTGGGCGTGGAACCGGCGTTCTTACCGGTAGAGGGAATCTACGAGACCTTTCATGTGGGCACATTGGCGGATGTGGCGTGGCGCAGGCGCTCAATCTACCTGTCACTGGAGCACCGCGCCGACAGAAGGCTGGATATGGCGGCGCGCTTGAGTCAGCGGGAGAGCGGATCATTTATTCTGCTGGCGCCTACACCCCGGTTTGTCACGCTTCCTATTTCAGAGACACTTCAGCGTTCAGAGGGCGTGTTCCTGGCACTGACGGATCTGCTGGTGGCGGGCGGCAATGGCGAGTTCGCCATCGGCCCGGCGGTGCAGCCGTTTCTGGAGTCGCTTCAGCCTCCGGAGCCGGATAGCGTTGATGCGGGTCTGGAGAGGTTCCCCACCCCCAGTAACGCCAAGTGGGGCGATTTGCGCATGCAATTTCTTGACGGAGCACGGCTCACGGTATTGTGCCGCACGGGCGCCAACGAGCAACAGCGCACCGTCAACTACACCCAGATGGGCATGGCCAATCGCACCAACAGCGAGCCAACCAAGATCTGGCGACTGCTGGAGGACTTCGCGGATGGCTATGGGCGCATAGAGGTCGGCAGTTCCCGTGACGATCCACAAAACCGCAAACGGGTGCAGCGGCTCAATGAGAAGTTGCGCGCCTATTTCGGCATGGAGGGGCAACCGGTCTATTGGGACAGGCAGGATTCTGCTTATCGCTGCCGGTTTCAGATTGAGCAACAGTGATCGTCAGTTAGGCCAATCCGAAAAAAGTGACGGCGTCGGCGCCACGGGCTGCATGCACGCGGCGCTGTCGTTGCGTGGGCTGTTCACTATGTCATCCACCCTGTCCATGGCCATGTCGCTGGCAAAGTAAGGGCGCATGATTGGTTGCAGCATCTCCAGACGTTGTTCGCCGCCATCGAGCCAGAGCGCGTAATCGTCCCGCTTTACGATGACTGGCATGCGGTTATGGATCTCCTCCACCAGTTCATTGGGCCCGGTGGTAAGAACGCTGAAGCTGTCAATCCGATCCCCATCTGGCGAGCGCCAGGACTCCCACACCCCCGCCATGGCGAACGGCTCACGGCTCGCCATGCAAATCAGATACGGCGTTTTCTTCTTTCCTTCCCGTTTCCACTCATAGAATCCATCACTGGGCACAAGGCATCGGCGCGCTCTGAACGCCGATCGAAACGCCGGTTTCTCTGCAATCGTTTCAGCTCGGGCGTTGATCATCTTCGCGCCGATGGCGCTCTCCTTGGCCCACTCGGGAATCAATCCCCAGCGTAGCGCCGATAACTCCGCGTCCCCATCCTTTCCAGAAGATCTCACCACTGCCGCCTGCTGCGCCGGCGCGATGTTGTAGCGCGGCGCAAAATCCGTCGAGACATGCAGCTTCAGGCTCCCCTGAAACGCCGCTTGCGCATCCAGTTGGGCAAATCTCCCGCACATCGACGATTCCCCCTACCCCTACCCCTTTGACACGCCCTGCTCCGTGACATGTCACGGAGCTCAGCAGGACTTTCTTTGCCCATTTTGCATTTTTATTTTCCGGGTAACACGTTGACTTTGCGTGCTTATCCGTAACTTCCAGCCGTGACGCGAGCCTTTGTCCCACCCCTTCCGTGACATGTCGCCAGTAGCGGGCGTCAGGGCGCACATCGCCCTTCACCCGAAAAACGAGGCGACATCATGGAATCACTCAATCGGTATGAATGCATCCATCCATATGCGGCATCCACCATCCGCTTTCATGCGCGGAAACTGGCGCAGAGCGGCATCTGCCGGAGCGCGGACCAGGAGGACATCGAGCAGGAGCTCATGCTCGACCTGCACAGACGCCTGCCACGCTACAACCCGGAGCGCGCGCGGATCAAGACTTTCATCGCCGACATTGTCGACAAACGGGCGGCCACCCTGGTGGAGCACGCTCGGGCGTCAAAACGGGGCGGCGCCATGCAGATGATCTCCCTTCACACACCGGTTGCCCAGGATGACGGCCACGCCGTGGAGCTTGGGGACACCCTCTCCACCGACCAGGGACTGTGGGCCGATCACGGCATGCCCTGGCATGAGCGCGCGGAGTGGCGCGTGGACCTGCAACGGGAGCTCTCCCAGCTGCCTGCCACGCTTCAGGCTACTGCCGCAGCGGTGTCTGTTGCATCCATCACCGAAGTCGCCGCTGCGCGCAAGGTCTCCAGGGCGCTGATTCACAAGGAGCTTTCCCAGATCGGGCAGCGACTGCGGAAAGTTTTTTAAGAAAAGCGCGACGAAATTTCGCGGTTCCCGGTAGAGAACGGAATAAGGGGGCGCGCAAACAGCGCCGGGGCCTGATGGGAATGCAAGACCCTACCGGGAAACACCATCACCGCTTTCCTCCATGTGCGGCGTCAGCCCTGGCGCTTCTGCCCCTGGAAACGGCGCGACGACATGGTTGGTGACGATAGGAGAAGCCTAATGAACGAACGCTACCAGATTGTCCCGCCGCTGAGCGACGACGAATTTGAATATCTCAAGAATGACATCGCTGAGCGCGGTGTGCAGGTACCGGTGGAATATGACGAAGATGGCCACATTCTCGATGGCCATCACCGTGTGCGCGCCTGCCAGCTGCTTGGCCTGACCAGTTGGCCTCGCGTTGTTCGCAAGGGGTTGAGCGAAGAGCAGAAGCGCGCCCATGCGCGCAGCCTGAATCTGGCGCGCCGTCAGCTGAACCGAGCACAGAAACAAGAGTTAATCCGCCAGCAGTTGAAAGAAACCCCGGAGCTCTCAGACCGCCAGATCGCCCAAGCGATGGGAGTCTCGGATAAAACGGTTAGCTCGCGGCGTGGCGAAATGGAATCAACTGCGGAAATTCCGAAGTTGGATAAAACGACCGGTGCTGATGGCAAAACCCGCACTCGTCAACGCAACACGCACCAACATAGGGTGGAATCAAAACCTGAAGAGAAGAAGGGCCCTTCAGAACAGACCATCAATAACGCCATCGCAGCCATTTCTGAAAGCGCAGTTCCCGAACTGACCGAAGCGCTCAAAAATGGCGTGATCCCACCAGCGACCGCCAAACGGATCGCCCGTTTGACCGATATCGAGCAACGCTATTTTGCCGATTATGCCAAACGCGGAGGTTTGACCTGCCTGGACAGCCCTAAGTTGGCGTCAGAGCACTGCGCCATGGGTTATGTAGCCTATGACCGTCAGGGCAATCGCCATGTGCCTGAGGGGCACCCCCTTCAAGAAGCTGAGTTCGATCTGGAGCGCGACTATCGCCTGATTCTGGAGGCGCAAGCGATCCTCGCCCAAGTCGTCACGCCCGGCATCATCTTGCGCTTCGCCACACGGATGCGTGAGAGCCACCCCGAACACATTCAGACCCTCATCGATCAACTGAACGCAAACGCCCGCCGCCAGAACGTGCGCGTTGACCTCTGATCCGGCCTACCAAACGAAAGGAACTGACCATGACCACGATGCCCACCACCCGCGCCATCTCTCTTGAAGAGTGGCTCACCGTTCCCGACAACCCGATCCAGCGCAATACCGCGCGCCATGCGGAAGCAGCGAACAACAAGCATTTGAAGGAAGCCGCCAGCACCCACAGCGTGGTGCACATGGCGACGCTGCCCGATGGAAGGTGCTTCAAACTCGATGGCCACACCCGCGCGCTGTTGTGGGAGGAGCAGAAGCTGACGCCGCCCGAGCAGATCATCGTCATTGACCATCCCTGCTCATCCGTAGCAGAGGCGCAGGACCTGTACACCCACTTCGACAACCACCTGACTGTGGAGATGGCGCCCGACAAGGTCTATGGCGCATATCGCCTCCACGGGATCATCCCCGTCAGCACGCTGCTCAAGACCTGCCGCCTGACCACAGTGATGAAAGTCCTGCCAGGCGCGGGAAACGACATCTATGAAGACATCGGCAATTGGAAATCAGAGATCGAGGAATTTGATGCCGTTGATCCGGTGAGTGGCGCGCACTTCCTCTCAGGCGTCATTGCTGGCGCCCTGATCACCTTCCGTCGTTATCCCGAAGATGCAGCGAAATTCTGGCTGAAATACCAACAGGACGCTGGTTGGAAACATGGCCAGGAGCGCGATGGCGTGCAGGCGCTGCGTGAGTATGTGCCACAACGCAAAAACCAAGGCCAACGCGAGAATGCCTCCAGCGCAACGGAGTTGGCGGAAAGGGTCATCTCCGCCTTCGAGAACTGGCGAGTGCGTCGCTACTACAAGTCCCTGCGCATCGGTCGCACCGATCTGCGCAAATTCCTCGGTGAATAGGAGATCAGATCATGACCATTACATCGGCGCCCACCATCGACGAACTGACCCAGGCCTGGGAGCTTGCCAAGCACGCTGAGAATCAGGCCAAACAGGTGCGCCTGGAGGTGGAGCGGCAGCTTCTGGAGAAAACCGATCTGAAGGCGGCGCTGATCCCAGAAGGGACCAGCACCTTTGGTCGCCTCAAGGTCGTCACCGGCTACACCCGCGACTGGGACCAACAGCGTCTGGCGGAGATTCAGCGCGGCATCGAACCCAACTTCTGGCCCTTCAAGGCCAAGCTTGAAGAGATCCGTGCAGGGTCACGCTTTTTGGAGGAGGAGCGTCCTGATTTGTGGGCGCAGATCTCCCCGGCGCTGACCCTCAAGCCGAAGAAACCGGCCTTCACCGTGAAAGGATACTAATCATGGGCAAACGCATGTTGTTGGAAAACATCATATCCGGCGTGCAGCCACAGATGCCGCGCATCGTGTCGTACGGAGTTGACGGCGCAGGAAAGACCACCTTTGGGTCCAAGGCGCCTCTTCCCATCTTTTTGGGGGTTGAGGATGGTTCCGCGCATCTGGATGTGGCGCGTTTTCCACAACCAAAAACGTGGGAAGAAGTTCTGGACGCCATTCAGGCGCTGTTCCAGGAGGAGCACAACTTCAAAACTCTGGTGCTCGACAGCATAGATTGGGCGGAAAGGCTTGCAGCCGAATCCGTCTGCAAAGAGCACGGTGTTAAAACGCTTGAAGACATCCCGTATGGCAAGTGGAAGGGATATCTATTGAGCCGCTTCACTGATCTGCTGAGAGCCCTGGATGCTCTCCACCAAGCGCGAGGGATGATCATCCTGCTCATCGGTCATGCGGAGATTCGCACCTTTAACGACCCGGAAAACGAGCCCTACGACCGCTACGTGATGAAGTGTCAAGACAAGGTATCCGCCATGATCCGGGAGTGGTGCGACATCAACCTCTTCGCCAATTTCGACACCTGTACTCGGGTCGTTGGCCAGGGTTTCAACGCCAAGGCGAAAGGCGTCTCCTACGGGAAACGTTTTATCTACAGCCAGCGCCGCGCCGCCTTTGACGCCAAATCCCGCTTCCCCATCCCCGACCGGCTGCCGCTGGAATGGGATACGTTCTGGAACGCCTATCAGGCTGCGGTCAATCCGCAAGAGCATGCCACCACCACTGATTCCGTCACCGCACAGCAAGGAGAATGACCATGGGCGACTTTGCCTACGACGAGATGCGCTACAACAGCTACGACAACTACGATGCCGACGAGGACTTCGGCGTCGATATGGCCAGCGTGGAGGACTCCTTCACGCCGATTCCCGAGGGCGATTATGTGCTGCGCGCCATCGACCAGAAGCTGAAGGGCACCAAGGACGGCAACGGGCAGTTGGTCTCGGTGACCTTTGAGGTGGTGGATGGCCCCCACGCCAAGCGCCAAGTCTACGAGAACTTCAACGTGCGCAACAGCAACACGCAGACGGTGCAGATCGCGTTGCGCGCCATCAAGGGCTGGATCAAGGCCACCGGCGGCAGTGGCGATGAGCGCCTGACCATGGGGCTGATCCGCTCGCTGGAGGGGCGGGAGTTCCTGGGCCATGTCTATGTGGAGCCCGCCAAGGGCCAGTGGGACGCCAAGAACCGTATCCGCTTCGGCAAGTGCAAGCCGGTTCAAAACAGTGCGGCGCCCGCGCAGCAGCCCATGGCGCCGCAGTCGGCGCCACAACAACCGGCGCAGGCGCCACAGCCGCAGCAGTCGGCGCCCAATCTGGCTGGTCAGCAGCAGAAGCGGCCCTGGGAGCGGTAAACCGTGGAACTGCGCGGCTATCAACAGGAGGCCATCGACGCCCTGTTCGCCTGGTGGGCGGAGCGGCGCGGGGAGAACCCCGTGCTCGTTCTGCCTACCGGGGCCGGCAAGACGGTGATCTTTTCGGCCCTGATCCAGCGACTGGTGAGCGACTACCCTGGCACCCGCATTCTGGTGCTGGCCCACCGCAAGGAGTTGATCGCCCAGGCCGAGGCCAAACTCCTCACCGTCTGGCCGGAGGCTCCCGTAGGCGTGTTGGCTGCTTCGCTGGGGCGTCGGGAGATGGCCCCTGTCACCATTGCCAGCCGAGACACCATTGCGGGCATCGTTGAGCAGGTTGGTTGGTTCGATCTGGTGTTCGTCGACGAGGCCCACAACATCGCGCCCGGGGAGAACACACGCTATCGCAAAATCATCAACGCGCTCAAGCAGCGCAATCCCAATCTGCATGTGATCGGCTTCTCCGCCACGCCGTTTCGCACCGGTCAGGGCTACATCTACGGCGATGAGGAGAAACACCTGTTCCAGGGCGTCGCCTACGAGGCGCGCATCAAACGCCTCATCGATGAGGGGTGGCTCTGTCCGGTGACGGCGCGCGCTGTCTCTGACGATTCTGTGGCGGACACCTCGGCGGTGAAGACCACCGCCGGAGACTTCAACCAGGGGCAACTGGAACAGGTGGTCTCCGACAATGCGCTGATCAACGCCGCCGTCACCGAATGGGAGCGTTTGGCATATCAGCATGGGCGGCGCTCTTCGGTTTTCTTCTGCGTCTCAGTGCTGCACGCTCACCTGGTCAGCGATGCCCTCAGCCACATGGGGCACGATGTCCCCGTTGTGTCTGGAACCACACCTCAGGAGGAGCGTGACGAGATCTTGGAGAAATTTGATGCCGGGGATCTGATCGGCATCGCCAACGTCGGCGTGCTCACCGAAGGGTGGGATTCGCCCCGCTTGGATTGTATCTGTCTGCTCCGCCCCACTAAGAGTCTGGGGCTCTACATGCAGATGGTGGGGCGCGGTCTACGCCTCTTTCCCGGCAAGGAGAACTGCCTGGTTTTGGACTTCGGCGAGTGCATCGAACGTTTCGGTCCCATCGATATCGCGCGACCAGCGAACAAGCGGCGTGAAGAGGATCCGCGCACCAAGACCTGCCCGGTCTGCCAGACCATTCACGGCTATCTCAAACGCAAATGTCCCTGCGGCAACCGTTTTCAGGAGGAGCCCGCCAAAGAGTGCGAGAAGTGCGGCGAACCCAATCCCATCGCCGCCAAACTCTGCATGGCGTGCGCTGCGCCTTTCGTCACGCATGGCAAACGCGCGCGCAATGGCGGCATCCTCTCCGGCGAGCCTGCGCCACAGCGTTATGAGGTCGAGGGCGTCACCTGCTCGGTGCGCCACTCCAAGACCTCAGGCCGACCCTACCTCCAGATCCGCTACCACCACGACCTGACCACCGCCTTCACCCAGAACCTGATGCTGGGTTACCCCGGCTTTGCCGGAGAGAGAGCCGCTGCGCAGTGGCGAAACCTCTCCTACTCCGGATCCCCCATTCCTGAGCACCCCCAGCAGGCGCTGTCACGCTGCGCCGATGACCTTAAGCCGGTGATCAGCGTAGTGGTGGACATGAACAGCCGCTGGAAAGAGGTGCTGGAGATTGAATTCGAGGAGGTGATGTCATGAGCGTCATGATTGCCGAAAACGCCGACCTGGTGGAGAACGCCACCCTTACCGCGCTGGACCAGGCGACATTGAGCGCGCGCGCCGAGGAGAAGCGCCGGGGCCATCTGGGCATGTCCCAGATCGGCCATGAGGACGCGCGCACGCTGTGGCTGCGGTTTCGCTGGTCGCTGCCCGATGACTTCAGCGCCAAGCTGCTGCGGGTGTTTCGCATGGGCCATGTGGTGGAAAGCGAGACCGCTGCGTTGTTGCGCCGCATCCCGGGCGTGGAGATGCACACCGATGCCGATGGCAGTCAATTCAGTTTCCATGAGTTGGGCGGCCACTTCTCCGGCTCAATGGATGGCTGCATCCGCGGCGTGCCCGAGGCTCCGTCCACTTGGCATGTGTGGGAGTGCAAAAGCGCCAAGAAGGCGGGCTTTCGCGAACTGCTCAAGGCGGGCTCCATTGCCAAGTGGAACGAGACCTACTGGGTGCAGGCGCAGTGCTACATGGGGGCCAGCGGCATGAGCCGCGCGCTGTTCACCGTCTACAACAAGGACAGTTCCGAGATCTTTGCTGAGCGGCTACGCATCGACAAAACCATCTGGCCCGCCATGATCGCGCGCGCCGAGCGCATTATCACCGCCGATGAGCCGCCGGAGAGCGTTTGGCCCAATCGGGAGTTCTACAAAGTCCGCTTCATGAGCGAGCGGCAACAGGCGATCTACTGGGGCGACCAACTCCCTGAACCCAATTGCCGTAACTGCCGATTTGCGAGCCCTTTGCTCAATCAAGAGGGCGCAGTCTGGTCATGCCGCAAGCACCGCTCATCACTCTCTCTGGAGCGACAGCAGAAAGGCTGCCCCAACCATAACTGGCTACCCGCCTTCATTCCCGGAAAGGTGCTGGAGGCGCACGCCGATTTCGTCACCTACAAATTGCCCGATGGCTTCTCCTTCAGCAACGTGGAGGACGATGCGGCGGCTTCGGATTCACACCATGTCTACTCCAGTTGGGATCTGGCGCACCTCAGCCAGTGGGACTTCAAAAAGGAGACCTTTGAAAACGCCATGGCGGCGATGACCGCTCCAGCCAAAGGACCCATCCGCAGCGAGGAGATCCCGTTTTAATGAACGCAACGATCTCCCCATTCGCCAGTGTAGCGGCCAACTACTGGGAGCATGGCATCCCGGTGCTGCCCATCATCCCCGGTACCAAGCGACCCGGTTTCTTCGACTCCGATCGGCAGCGCTGGGAAGGGCTGCGCAAATGGCAGCAATATTGTGCGCAGATGCCCACAGAAGAGCAGATCGTTCCCTGGCTGGACTGGCCCGAGGCGGGGATCTGCATTCCTTTGGGCAAGGCGTCCGGGATCATTGCCCTGGATCGTGATACGGAGCGTCCAGATATCGTCGCCGCCTTGGACCGGATCATTCCCCTGAGTCCCTGCGCCAAGCGCGGCAAAAAGGGTTGGACGGCGTTCTACCGCTACAATGGCGAGCGGCCGCACCGCTGGAAGCTCTCCCGAGATAGCGCGCCGGTTCTGGAGTTGCTCTCCCACGGGACCCAGACGGTGATCCCGCCCACCATTCATCCAGACACCGGCATGGCCTACGACTGGGTGAGTCCGGACACGCTGCTCGATGTCGCGTTGGATGAACTGCCGATTCTGCCCGCCGATTTTGTCTCGTGCGTCGAGGAGGCTCTGAATCCGTTTCGAGTCCCAGAAGAGCGCGTGGCGGCGACCATACCATCACATGTGGAGGTTGACGCCGATGATCCATTCCAAAGCATAAACGGCATCGCCCTGTCCAACTTGGACACGTGGGTTCCAAAACTGATCACCGATGCCCACCGTACGCCGGATGGCGCCTACCGCTGCGTCGCCTTTTGGCGCGGCGGTGATGGTCTCAATGTCGGCATCACCGCCGAGGGCATTCGTGATTGGGCGCGCGGCACAGGCATGACGCCGATTGATCTGGTGATGGCGGTCACGAATCAGAGCGCTGGGCAGGCGCTGACCTGGCTACAGCATACCATGGGCGTCGCGCCGCCTGTGCAAGAGCAACTTGTGTGGGAGGACGAAGCCACCACGGAGTCAGCTTCAGAGGATGACAACGGCCCATTCTTCTCCTACGGGGAGATCACCGGCAATCCGCCACCGAAGCCGGAATCCTTCTGGCGGGAGGCGGCCTTCTTCCGCGGCGCGCGCGTGCTCATCGCGGGTGGGCCCAAGATCGGTAAATCCAACTTCTTCCTCAATCTGGCCATGCAGGCCTCGGTCGGCGGTGCGTTCCTGGGCGACCGTTTTACCGCGCCGCTGAGAACCATGTGGGTGCAGGCGGAGATCCACAAGAGCTTTCTGATGCCCAGGCTTGAACGTTATGCCCGGCACATGACGCCAGCCGAGATCGCGCTGCTCAAGGCCAACTTTATACTCACCGGGCGGCTCTCCTGGGATCTGACAAACTACAGAGACTTGGTGAAACTGCACAAAGGCGTGGACCAGCACCGCCCGGACATCCTCTGCCTGGACCCGGTGATCAACTTCTCCACCGCCAATGAGAACGACAACGTGGAGGTGAAAAAACTGCTGACCAACGTAGAGACCATCGGCGAGATGTACGGTTGCATGGTGGTGCTGCTGCACCACACCAACAAGAGCGTGCCGACCAATGATCCATTCAACTCCATTCGCGGGGCCAGCGCATTTCGGGGCTGGTTCGACACCGGCATTCTGCTCACCGGCAGACCCGATGAACTGACCGTCAGCTATGAGCTGCGCAACGCCAAATCGCCCGCCGCCCATGGCTGCCAGTTTGATGATCGAACGGGGGAATATGTTGCCGTCTTGGATGATGAGTTTGAGTTGGAAGAGCAACACGAAGAGATGGATGAAGGGCTTCTCCAAAGCGCTTATCAGATCCTTGCGGGTCATCCGGATGGGCTCACCTACTCGGCTTTCCTGGAGACCATCAAGGCGGTCATGCAGCTTGGGAAAAACAGGGCCAAAAAGGTCATCACAGAGCTCCGTGATCGTGGCTTGGCGAGCACCCACGGAGATTGGAAGAAAGTGATTTACCGCGCTGAGCTCATTCAGGGAGTGGAAAAGTGACTTTCAACAAAAACAGTATGTTGCTCATGGTCCGGCAGGCCGCCCGGACCATGAGAAATAGTAAAATGGTGATTTGCATAAAATCAATCACTTACTCATGGTCCGGGCAGGGGCCGGACCAGGTCCGGACCATGAGAGGGCCGGACCATGACAAACCCGCATGGATACTGGGCTCGTCATGGTCCGGGGGCATCATGGTCCGGCCCGGACCATGAGAGGGCCGGACCATGAGAAAACCCGCATGGATACTGGGCTCGTCATGGTCCGGGCAGGTTTTCTTCAACCCTACGACCCCCTCTCTACGGGGGGGGTATAAATACCCCCCCCGAGAGGGGTCAAAAAAGGGGAGGGAAAAAAGGCGACGACTCAAACACCGACCAACCGACCTGACTGACCGACCCACCTACTCACCGACCGACCACCGCAAAAATCGGGTGGCGGATTGATCTGCGGATTGCTCCACCACCTCCGACAAAATTCACTTTCGGAGGTCGATAGATGACGAATCAAAATTTGCCCGCTGAGGGCTGGAATGAAAAACGCGTGCTGCTGGCGCTGGACCTGGGCTCACAGACAGGCTGGGCGGTGCGCCACCCGGATGGCAACATCACCAGCGGCACGCTGGCGTTCAAGAACAATCGCTTCGAAGGCGGTGGTATGCGCTATCTACGCTTTCGCCAGTGGCTCGACGAGTTGAACGCGTTGGTGGGGGGCGTCGGCGCCGTGGCCGTGGAGGAGGTGCGTCGGCATGCCGGGGTGGACGCCGCCCACGTCTACGGCGGGTTTCTGGCCGTGGTGACCAGTTGGTGCGAAGCGCGCGGCATTCCCTACCAGGGCGTGCCGGTGGGGACGATAAAAAAACACGCCACAGGCAAGGGCAACGCCTCCAAGGCGCAGGTGATTCACGCCATGAAGCGGCTGGGCTTCAAGCCTGAAGACGATAATCAGGCGGATGCGTTGGCGCTGCTGCATTGGGCCATCGCTCAGGAGGTGGGGTTATGATTGGCGGCCCGAAGTCTCCGATAAGCTCCCTTGGGCCGATGCAGCCACGCACCATCAACGCCGAGGGGACCAAAGCCTATGGCTGGAAGGCCCACGGCATTCTGGTGGTCAACGCCGCTGACCCGCGCCTGACCTGGCCCGAGCGGGAACTGGTCAAGCAGCTTGGCGAGAAGCTCTACGGGCGTGCGCGCCAGGAGGTGGGCCATGGCTGAGCCGCACTGGACGCCGCAGATGGTGGTTGACCGCCTGGAAGAAGCGGCAATGACGCTGCATCGGCTGCCGGACTCTGGCCCCCAAAACCTCAGATCCGCCTGGCCCGATGTGATTCACGAATACTGGGAGGCGTATGGACGTGACCAACCAAAGGTCAGGCTGGGGCCGCCGACGCCTGACGCCATCGACCGCATGGACGAATGCATGGAGTGGTTGCGCTGGTTGGAGCCCAATCACCTCAGACTGGTCTGGCTCAGGGCTGAGCGTGTACGGTGGAAGATCATCATGCGGCGGTTTGGGCGCGCACGGTCGACGCTGGCGGCGCACTGGCAGGCGGCGATATTTCAGATCGTGGCGGTTCTCAACCGAGGAAAGAAGTGTCCGGACACCTTTGTTCCGGACAAACGTCCAGGGATTTGCGATAATCTAAACCATCATCGCACGAGGCGCGAACGAGAGCGCTGAAGATAGAGCCCGCCCCAGGGAAACTTGGTGGCGGGCTTTCTGTTTTGGGAGCACGTTATGTCCGATACCCAATGGCCGCACTTCACTGCCGCCGAACTGACCTGCCGTTGCGGCTGTGGTCGTCTTGAGATGGACGGCAGGTTTATGGCGCTGCTGGAGGACCTTCGCGTCGCCTTCGGCAAACCGCTGCCGGTGACCTCCGGGTATCGCTGCTCCGAGCATAACGCCGCCATCTCCATCACCGGCCCCAACGGCCCGCACACCTCCGGTGCGGCGGTGGACGTAGCCGTGAGTGGTGAGGACGCCTACGACTTGGTCGCTCTCGCAAAAGCAGCGGGCATGAGCGGCGTCGGCATCAAACAGCATGGACCGCACCACACCCGATTCATCCACTTGGACACGCTGCCGCGCGCCGCTGGTCAGCCTCGCCCCACGATTTGGAGCTACAAATGATTCAAGATCCCAAATGGGGCGACATCATCGTCGGGCTGTTTGGCTCGCTGATGATAGTGGTCTGCGCCATCATGCCGCTCTACATCACGGGTGTGCTCTGATGGGCCTGCTTGAAAAAATCATCGGCGGCGCGGCGACACAGCCCATCGAGGCGGTGGGCAAGGCCCTGGATGGGCTGTTCACCTCCGACGAAGAGCGCTTGGACAAACAGGCGCTGCTGACCCGCCTGGCGCAGCAACCAGCGGCTCTGCAAGTTGAACTGAACAAAATCGAAGCGGCGCATCGCTCCACCTTTGTGGCGGGGTGGCGTCCGTTCCTGGGCTGGGTGTGCGGCGTTGGTCTCTCCTTCGCCTACGTGATCAACCCCATCATCCAGTGGGTGACGGGGCAGCCCGGACCGCAACTGCCGCTGAACTTCATGCAGGAGTTGGTGGTGGCAATGCTGGGGCTGGCGGGTCTACGAACCTGGGAAAAGCAAACCGGGAGGGCGAAATGAGCGGCAACTGCGAGAAGGAGTGCCCGTACTCGGCGGAGATGGCCACCCTGGCCAACGAGCTCAAGCACATCAACCAGCGCCTCGCCATTGGTCAGCAGAAGTTTGACCGCATGGAAGCGACGCTGGACCGACTGGACGCGGCTGAACAGCGTCTGGTAGGCGGCTACAAGCTCTTCCGTCAGATCCTGGCGCTGTTGGCGCTCATCGCGGCGTTCATGGCTGTGCCGTGGATCAATAAGCCGTAGACCTTCAGTTCAACACCGAAACTTGGTAAGCAAATGAAACTGAAAACGTTCTCTGTTTCGGAGAGACTGCCTGTAAGTCTTTGTATTCTTGGTTCCTTCTGTGCCGATATCTGATGCCGCGCGCAATGGCCCGAGAGCTCGCTAGCGACAGAGGCGTTTTATTGGTTCGCGGGTTCGCGTTCGCGGTGAATGAGATCTCATGAAAGTCCCCAGCAATCGGCGTCTGGCCAAGCATCTGGGCGTGTCAGAGACAGCGGTGCGCAAGGCCGAAAAGGCGGGTCGCATTCACCGCGAACCGGATGGTTCGTGGGATCTGGACACCGTGCTGGCCAACTGGTCGGCCAACACCGACGACGTCAATCAGCGTAGCGCCCACCCCAAGGGCATGAAGCCGACGCCGACAGCGGCGGTGAACAGCGTCCGTGAGACATTGCAGCAGAGCGGACAGAGTGCTGGCGCTGGCGGCATGACCTTCATGCAGGCCAAGACGGCGGACATGGTGCTGCGCGCGCAGTTGCGCAAGATCGAACTTGAAGAGAAGAAGGGCTCCCTGATCGATCGGGAGCAGACCCTGGCGCGGGTGTATCACCGGGCCAGAGAGGTTCGTGACTCCTGGCAGAACTGGCCAGCGCGGGTCTCCTCGCGTATGGCGGCGGAACTGGGCGTCGACGACCACACCATGCACATCTGCCTGGAGCAATACGTGCGCGAACATTTGGAAGAGCTCTCCGAAGCCAAACTCTCTCTGGAATGATGGACAATGCAGATTGCTGATTTGACGCTGGAGCAGTGGCCTCTGGAGCGGTTGATCCCCTATGCCCGGAATCCAAGGCGCAACGATGACGTGGTGGATCGCATGTGCGCGGCGATTCAGGAGTTCGGCTTCCGAATTCCGGTGGTGGCCCGTAGCGATGGCCAGGTGGTCGATGGCCACCTCCGTCTGAAGGCCGCCAAGCGGCTGGGACTGGAGTCGGTGCCGGTGGCGCTGGCCGATGACCTGAGCGAGACGCAGATCAAGGCGTTCCGGCTGCTTGCCAATCAATCCGCCAACTGGGCGGAGTGGGACAACGAACTGTTGAGCTTGGAGTTGAACGAGCTTCAGGACGCCGATTATGACATCGACATCATCGGCTTTTCCGAGGAGCAGCTTTCAGATCTGCTGGAGAGCCTGGAGGACGACGCTGATGGCGGCGGTGGCGCCGTAGCCCAAAACGATGTCATCCCCGAGCCGCCTGCCAATCCGGTCACTCGTCCTGGCGACATGTGGATTCTCGGCGACCATCGCCTTCTGTGTGGCAGCAGCCTCAACGACGATGATGTGATTCGGTTGATGAACGGCGAGCGTGCGATTCTCTTTGCCACCGATCCGCCCTACTTGGTCGACTACGATGGGACCAACCACCCGCAGAACAGTGCGCGCAAAGCCAAGGTCGCCAAAGGAGAGACCAGCGGCACGGACGGCAACAAGGATTGGTCAGCCAGCTATGGCGTGACCTGGGACGACTCCTCCCAGGGCCCAGAGCTCTACGAGGGCTTCATCAAAGCCGCCATTGAGCATGCCATCGAGCCCAACGCCGCTTGGTACTGCTGGCACGCATCCAAGCGCCAGGCGATGCTGGAAGCGGTGTGGGAGAAGATGGGCGCGTTTCAGCACCAGCAGATCATCTGGAACAAGGAGAAAGGTGTCCTCACACGCTCGAAGTATCTGTGGAAACACGAGCCCTGCCTGATGGGCTGGATCAAGGGCAACATGCCGCCGAAGATCGATGGCGCGGAATTCCTCTCTACTGTCTGGGACATTCGTGGACTCTCCGGTGAAGAGCGCCCCGATCACCCCACACCGAAACCCCTGGACTGCTTTGCCATCCCCATGCGCCAGCATGTGGAACGGGGCGGCCTGTGCTACGAACCCTTCAGCGGCTCCGGCTCCCAGATCATGGCTGGTGAGATGACAGGGCGGCGGGTGTTCGCCATGGAGATTTCACCGGTCTACGTGGACGTGGCGGTGAAGCGCTTCATCCAGGCTACCGGCAAGATTGCCTACTTGGATGGGGCTGGCGGGAAGAGTTTTGAGGAAGTGGCGGCGGAGAGAGACATATCCAGTTCAACCGCTTGACTTGAGATCTAAAATGAAACGGAATACCCCCATTATCCTTTCTATAGGGGGCATTCCATGACATCAGCCTATGAGTCACTCAAAGAGTATTTAAGCAACCGGATGCGGATGAGCCACATCTACCAGCCGGTTATGATTCGTCAGATTCTTTTGAACGGTGATCAGATCACTCGGAGGGAGGCGGCCCAAGCTTTCTTGGCCGAGGATCAAAGTCAGATTGAGTATTATGAAAAAGTGACCGCGCAAATGCCGGGTCGCGTTCTGGCTAACAACGGGGTGATAATAAAAACTGGTCAGAAATACGAATTTGCGGAGTTGTATCGAGGAGTTACGCCAGAGGAAAGAGCTGAGCTGATAGACCTTTGCACGCAAAAGCTTCAGGAGTATCTCGAGGGCCGCCCTGACCCTTGGAACCACCGGAGAAAAGGGAGTGGTTATATTCCAGGCAGCCTTCGCTACGACGTACTTGCCAGGGCAAAAGGGCGCTGCGAAGCGTGTGGCGTGTCAGCAATGGAAAAAGCTCTGGAAGTTGATCACATTATCCCCCGAAATCATGGCGGAAAGGATGATCCAGATAATTTGCAGGCGCTCTGCTACACCTGTAATGCGCAAAAACGGGACAGAGATCAGACCGATTTCAGAGAGGTTGCCCAATCTCTTCACCATCGGGATGAAAGCTGTATATTTTGCGAGTTGGAAAGAATGCAGGAGGTTGATGGAGAGGGTTTGGCGTTTGTCTTAGAAGACAGTTTCCCTGTATCGATTGGCCATACATTGATTTTGCCCAGACGTCATGTCGCTGATTATTTTGATCTTTACCAACCTGAACGAAATGCTATGGAGCGGCTCCTGAAAGTTGCTAAGCAACGCCTCTCAGACAAGGATCCAATGATTAGTGGCTTCAACATTGGAGTCAATGTGGGGCAATCAGCCGGTCAAAGTGTTTTCCACGTTCATATGCATTTGATCCCTCGGCGAGATGGCGATCACCCTCAGCCCCGAGGGGGCGTGCGATCTGTAATTCCAGGCAAAGCAGACTATTGAAGTGTGATGTGTACGATCTCAGCATCATTTTAACCCATCTATCACCAGCACAACCCGGTCAATTGGCCGGGTTGTCTGCTTTTAGGTGCGTGGAAGGGTCAGTCTTCAACGATGCGGTAGATCGTCCGTTTCCCTTGCTCATCGGTGACGCGCTCGCTGGTGACGTTGAGTCCAAGGCGTTTGCGCAGGGCGCCGGAAATAGCCCCGCGCAGAGTATTTCGATTCCACGAAGTAGCGGCCTCAAGCTGTTCAATCGTTGCGCCTTCAGGGCGTTTCATCAGGGCGATCATGGTCGCCTGCTTTGAGTTCTCTCGGGGCTTTGGCGTGCGCTGTTTGGCAGCGACCATCCCGGCTTGGTAGGCGGCTTCCAGGGCGCTCTTGATGGCCCAGACAGCGCAGTCATGAAAATCCAAATCGTCTAAGCGCCGAGTCTCTAGCGTGTCGATGTCCAGGTGCTTAGAGGCGATCTCTTCGAAAAGCGCATCCGGCGCAATCGAAGAGCTGTCCGTTTGCGGCTCTGCGGGCTCTTCAGCTTGAGTCTGAGGCAGGAGCCGTTCTGGCGGCGTTTCGCCGATGGCCGCGTAGCCCGCAGCGTTGAGACGCCATTGTCCGTCATCCTCCTGCGTGATGACACCGTGCTTGGCCAAGGCGTTCACGATCTTGATCGCTGCGCCGCCCTTCATACGGTTGGGCAGGGGGTGGACCGCGCCATCTTCGCGCAGCGCGGCGTTGACGAGTACGGTGAGTTGGGGGCTGGTCATTTTGTTCATGATGGTCTCCTTCAAATCCATTCGTTGCCGATGCGGGGCAGCAGGTCGCCGTCATTCCCAGTGAAGTATTCGAGTTCAGCGAAAGCCTCTGGAGAGTCGATGATGACGCCGCCGGTGACGCGCAGCGCGACGCCGTGCTTGCGGGTTAGTTCGGCCAGCTCTTCAGCAAAGGCTTCCAACTGTTGCTCAGTGGTAGGTTTCTTGTTCAATTTCAATCTCCTGGAGTGTGTTGCGCCGTTGATGACATGTAGCCATTAACCCGCGCATACATCCAGTCAAATAGATGAAAATTAAGAGAGATAAGCGATGTGGCGGAGTTTGATGGCGCACTGGCGATTGACCTGGCATGGCGGGGCGGTCTCAAGCCTGATCCGCTGCTCACGGTCTCGCAGTGGTCGGACAAGCACCGCATCCTCTCGCAACGCGCCTCCTCGGAGCCGGGAAAGTGGCGCACCAGCCGCACGCCCTACCTGAAGGAGATCATGGATTGCCTGTCACCGGCCTCGCCGGTGCGGAGGGTGGTGTTCATGAAGGGCGCACAGATCGGCGGCACCGAGGCAGGCAACTGTCTCATCGGCTATGTGATCCATCAGGCTCCAGGTCCCATGATGGCGGTCTCGCCCACGGTGGAGTTGGCCAAGCGCAATTCCAAACAGCGCATCGACCCCCTCATCGAGGAGAGCGAGGCGCTCAAAGAGCTGGTCAAACCGGCGCGCAGCCGGGACTCTGGCAACACGGTTCTCTCAAAGGAGTTCCCCGGCGGCGTGCTGATCCTCACCGGGGCTAACAGCGCGGTAGGGCTGCGCTCCATGCCTGCGCGGTATCTGTTTCTGGACGAAGTGGACGGCTATCCCGGCGATGTGGAGGGCGAAGGCGATCCCATCCTGCTGGCGGAGCGCCGCTCGGCGACCTTTCAGCGCCGCAAGATCTTTCTGGTCAGCACGCCCAATCGAAAGGGGCTGTCGCGCATTGAGCGGGAGTACTTGGCCAGCGACCAGCGCAAGTTTCATGTGCCCTGTCCGGAGTGCGGCGAACGCCAACCGCTGGAGTTCGGCAACCTGACCTGGGATGAGGGCAAGCCGGATACGGCGCGCTACCGCTGCGCGCACTGCGACGCGCTCATCTGGGAGCACCACAAGACCCACATGCTGGAGAATGGTGAGTGGGTTGCTACCGCCGAGGCGGAGAGCCGCCAGACGGTCGGCTTCCATCTCAACAGCCTCTACTCCCCGGTGGGGTGGTTCTCCTGGGCGGATGCGGTGGAGATGTATGAGCAGGCGCAGAAGAATCCGGATTTAATGAAAGGCTTTGTCAACACGGTGCTGGGCGAGCCGTTTGAGGAGGCGTTTGAAGCGCCGGATTGGACGCGGCTGTACGATCGGCGTGAAACCTACCGTATAGGTGAGGTTCCTGACGGCGGGCTATTTCTTACCGCTGGCGTTGATGTGCAGAAGGATCGCCTCGAATGCGAGGTGATGGCGTGGGGCCGGGAGAAACGCTCCTGGTCTATCGACTACTTCGTGCTCGATGGCGACACCGCGCGACCCGAGGTGTGGGGGCAATTGGATCGCGTTCTGGCCAAGGATTGGAAACACGCCTGCGGCCAGCGGTTGCCGATCCGGGTGATGTGCGTGGACTCAGGCTATGCCACTCAGGATGTTTACGCTTGGGTGAGAAAGCATCCCCAAGCGACCTGGGGTCCAGCTGGTGCGGTTGCGCGCCAACAAAGGACAGTCGTCGCCATCAAAGGTCGTGATCGCGACACGGCGCTGTTGCTGACTGTCTCTAAAGCTGACGCGGGTCATCGCAAACGAGGGCTCAAGGTCTGGTCCATCGGCACGCCGGTGGCTAAGGGCGAACTCTACCGCTGGTTGAAGCTGCCCCGGCCCACGGACGAGGGGCTTGAATCTGGCGAGTCGTATCCGCCTGGCTACTGCCACTTCCCGCAATACAACGAGGAGTTCTTCAAGCAGCTCACTGCGGAGCGGCTGATCACCCGCATGGTGAAGGGATTCCCCCAGGCGAGTTGGGAGAAGGAGCCGGGCAAGCGCAACGAGGCGCTGGATTGCCGGGTATATGCGCGCGCGGCGGCGTCGATTTATGGGCTTGATCGTTTTGAGGAGAAGCACTGGCGGCGTCTGGAAGAACCGCTGCGGATTGCTGACATGTCAGAGGATGAGACGATAAGCGCGCCGCAGCAGCAGGCTGGTTCAACCCGTCAGCATCGCCGAGTGATTCAGTCGGGGTATATGCGGCGATGAGCGGCATCAGTTGTCGACTCGAGCTTTGAGGGCTTTCCCCGCTTTGAAATGGACGGCTAGTTTTTCAGGAACCTGAACGGCATCACCCGTCCTGGGGTTCCTGGCGTCGCGCGCACGCCGGTGTCGCACTTCAAACACGCCGAAGTCTCGTAACTCAACGCGCTCCCCATCGGCCAAGGCCGTGCTGATTCTGCCCAGGACGATGTTGACGGCCTCTTCAGCTTGGTCTTTCGACAATGCAAACTGCTCAGCAATGCGTTCGGTCAGTTGGCTCTTGGTCATAGCGGTCACCGTCAACAGGAAGTTCTGCATAACTGATTGAAATAGCGATGGCTGATCTTACCGAACTTGAACAACGACTGGAAGCCCTGAAAGCGCAGGCGCATAGCCCGGTGGCGCGCGTCTCCTACGAGGGGCGAACGGTAGAATATCGCGGTCACGCCGAGATCCAGAGCGCCATCGCGGATCTGGAGCGGCAGATCAACACGGCGCAGGGCAACAAGCCGGTGCGTCAGATCCGCGTGCATACGTCTAAAGGCTACTGACAATGAGGAGTTCAGGAATGAATGATCTTGTCCCTTTCCAGTTTGAAGGCCAACAGGTCCGCATCATTGAGCGGCTTGGTGAGCCGTGGTTTGTCGCGGCGGATGTTTGCCGCGTGTTGGAAATCGGCAACCCCAGCGATGCGGTTGCGCGTTTGGACTCGGATGAGCGAATGACCCTCGATAGTATCGAGGGTCAAAGTCCTGGGCGCGGCGGCGCGCGTTCGCTCAACTTGGTCAGCGAGTCCGGGATGTACAATCTGATTTTCACCAGCCGCAAGGAGAGCGCCAAGCGCTTTAAGAAATGGGTGACTGCTGAAGTGCTGCCGAGCATTCGCCGCACCGGGGGGCTATGGCACCTCCGCGCCGATGCCGTTTACCGGCGACCCTGCGCTGATCGCGGATTTGACCATTGCGCGCTTTACCATGGATGCGCTGCGCATCAGCGATGCAGGCCGGGTGCTGATGTTCAGCCGGGTGGCCAAACTGCACGGGCGCCCTACGGAGTTCCTGCCCGAGTATACCGATGAGACAGTGACGCGTTCGCTCAGCGACCTGCTTAAGGAGCAGGGCAGTCAGTTAACGGCGCGGCATGCGAATCTTGTGCTGGTTGAATTGGGCATCCTTGAAGTGCGGACACGGGATAGCGCCAACGGCAAGATCAAACGCTTCAAGGCGCTCACGGAAGAGGGGTTGGCGTTTGGTAAGAATTTGATCTCGCCGCACAACGAGCGGGAAACGCAACCCCACTATTACGCGGCGCGTTTTCCTGAGTTGCTGGACCGAATCAACGCGTGGCTCCAGCGCGACGCCGCCTGACCCTATTTACCCTCTGACCAGTCATGAATCTCTTTCAACGGTTGCGCTATGCGCTAACCGGCGATCTCCCATTGCCGCGCGCACAACTGGAGGCGGCGCGCGCCGCTCGGCGTTTGGCCTCCTGGCGTGGCGGTAATGAGAGCCTGAACAGTCTGATCCTACAGGGCGGAGGATTGCTCCGGAGTCGCGCTAGGGAGTTGGCCCGCTCCAACCCCTACGCATCCAACGCCGCCTCCTCATTCACCGCCCACGCGGTGGGCGCCGGGATCAAGCCCTCTTCGCTGGTGGAGGACGCCGGGCTTAAGGATCAGCTTCAGCGCCTATGGCTGGATTGGACCGATGAAGCCGACGCCGATGGCGTGACTGACTTCTACGGTCTGCAAGCGATGGTGGCGCGCGCCCTGTTTGAAGCGGGCGAATGTTTTATCAGGTTCAGGGTTCGGCGTGTAGAGGACGGCCTTTCGGTCCCGCTGCAATTGCAGTTGCTCCCCGCCGAGCAACTACCGCTGGAGAAGAGCGCCACGCTGCCCTATGGCCGGGAAGTGCTCATGGGCATCGAGTTCGACGCCCGGGGGCAGCGCCGAGCCTATCACTTCCTGAAAAATCACCCTGGCGATATTCGCCAGTTGGGGCGTGGAGAGACGGTCCGGATTCCGGCCTCGGAGATCATCCACATCTTCCAGCCCTTGCAGGAGGGGCAGATCCGGGGGCTGCCCTGGATCGCTCCAGCGCTGCCCAAGCTGTGGTTGCTGGATCAGTACGACGATGCCGAGTTGGATCGCAAGAAGGTGGCGGCCATGTTCGCGGCGTTCATCACCCGGCCCCAGGCCGAGGATGTGATGGGCGAGGATGACGCGCCGCGCGATGACGATGGCGCCGCCTTGCTGGGACTCCAGCCCGGAACCATGCAACTGCTCCTGCCCGGCGAGGATATCAAGTTCTCCGATCCGGCGGATGTGGGCGGCTCCTATGAGGCGTTCCAGTATCGCACGCTGCTGGCGTGTTGCTCAGCCATGGGTGTGCCCTACACCAACGTCACCGGCGATCTGCGCCAGGCCAACTACTCCTCTCTGCGCGAGGGCAAACTGGAGTTCCGCCGCCGCATGGAGCAGTTCCAGCACAACACGCTGATCTTTCAACTCTGCCGCCCGGTGTGGAATCGCTGGGTAAGAGAGGCGGCGTTGAGCGGCGCGATCCCCAACCATTACCAGCTCAAGCAAGTGAAGTGGATTCCACCCAAGTGGGATTGGGTCGATCCGCTCAAAGATCGCAAGGCCGAGATCGAGGCCATCAAAGCCGGGCTCAAGAGCCGCTCCGACGTCATTGAGAGCGAAGGCTATGACGCCGAGGAGGTGGATCGGCGTATCGCGGCGGATCAGCAGCGGGAAAGAGAGCTCGGATTGTCCTTTGAAACCACGCAATCAGCCCCAGCAGCAGAACAGAGGGAAGATATCGATGAAGAAATCCTGGTACCGGATGCGCGCGAAAGCGGCGGATCAGCCGCCTGAGATCGCCATCTATGACGAAATCGGCGCGTACGGCGTCTCCGCCAAAGCCTTTCTGGAGGATCTGAAATCTGCCGATGGAGCCGAATCCATCACTGTGCGCATCAACAGCCCCGGTGGTTCGGTATTCGATGGCTTGGCCATTCACAACGCCCTCAAGCGTCTGGACGCCCGTGTCACCGTATTCGTGGACGGTATCGCCGCCTCCATCGCCTCGGTAATCGCCATGGCGGGGGATGAAGTGATCATGCCGGAGAACGCCATGCTGATGATCCATGACCCTTCTGGCATCGTCATGGGCACCGCCAGCGACATGCGCTCCATGGCGGAGGCGTTGGAGAAGACCAAAGCCGGTTTGGTGACGGCGTATCGGGAGAAGTCCGGTCTCTCCGACGCCGAGATCGAACAGATCATGGCCAATGAGACCTGGCTCACTGCCAACGAGGCGGTGGAGAAGGGCTTCGCCGATCGTCTGGAAGAGCCAGTGAAGATGGCGGCCTATTTCGATCTCTCCCAATACGACAACGCGCCAGAGCAACTCATCGCCAAGCTGCCTGCTCAGGGCGAGGCGCACAACGAGCCCAACAACGTGGTCGACTTGATGGCCATTCGCTCCCAAGTGCGCGGCGCGACGCTGGCCTATGTCAACGAGATCCACGAGATCTGCAATCTGGCGGGCGTTCCCGATCGCGCGCTCCCCTTCATCAACAAGGAGATGTCGGCGGTGGCGGTGCGCCAGGCTTTGATCAAAGAGCGCGCCGACAATGACGAGGCGCTCATCATCAATCACCGCCATGGCGCGGATTTGAGCCGCTCTACTGAGGAATCGGCTCGCCCCACCATCAACACCCAGGCGATCTACGCCGCCCGCAATGCTCAGCCCGGTAAAGGAGAGTCCTGATGGCTGCAATCACAGAAGGCCGCCACAGCGGCGAATTCCTCGTCTCCGAGGGTAATGGTTCAATCAGCAGGGAGACGGTCACCATCCTCTCGGGCCAGAACCTGGAAGCAGGCGCAGTGCTGGGCATGGTCACCGCCAGCAGCAAATATCAGGCGGTTGATCCCGCCGGTATCGATGGCTCGGAAACGGCGGTGGCGGTGCTCTACGAGAACGTCGACGCCTCCGCTGGCGACGCCACAGGAGTGGTCATCAGCCGATTGGCTGAGGTGAATGAAAACCGCCTGGTGTTCGACGCCGTCGTAACCGAACCCGAGAAAGCTGCCGCCATCTCCCAACTGGCGGATCAACTCATCATTGCGCGATAAGGAGAGTTCCCCATGGGAGCCTTGGATGTATTCAATAGCAACGCCTTTTCCCTGGTCTCGCTCACCGACGCCATCAACAAAATGCCCTTTGTCCCGGGCCGTATCGGCCAGATGGGGCTGTTCCACGAACAGGGGGTGGCCACCACTACGGTGCTCATCGAAGAGCGCGAAGGCTCGCTCAATCTGGTGGAGACCACCGCGCGCGGCGCGCCCGCCATTCAAAATACCAACAACAAGCGCAAAGCGCGCTCTCTGACCGTTCCGCATATCGCCCTGGAGGACACCATCCTTGCCGATGAGGTGCAGAACCTGCGAGCTTTTGGCTCCGAGAGCAATCTGGAGGGGGTACAGACGGTGGTCAACAACCGCCTGGAGGAGATGGCGCGGAAGATCGACGCCACGCTGGAGCACCTGCGCATCGGCGCCATCAAGGGACAGATCCTCGACGCCGATGGCGCCACCGTCCTGTATGACCTCTTCACCGAGTTTGGCGTCAGCCAGCACACCGAGATCGACTTTGATCTGGATAACGCCAGCCCGGTGCCCGGCGCGGTGAAGAAGAAGTGTCACGACATCCGGCGCAAGATCGAGGATGAGTTGGGCGCGCAGCCCTACGACCATATCCACGCCATCTGCGGGGCGGACTTCTTCGATGACCTGATCACCCACAGCGAAGTCAAAGAGGCCTACGAACGCTACGCCGATGGGCTGTTCCTGCGTCAAGGCCAGGCGCGCGGCTCCTTTGAGTACGCCGGGATCGTGTGGGAGGAGTATCGCGGCAAGGTGGGCTCCGTGGATTTCAACGACGCCGCCAAGGCGCGTTTCTTCCCGGTGGGCGTGCCCGGTCTGTTTCGGCAGTACAACGCCCCGGCGGACTTTGTGGAGACGGTCAATACCATTGGCCTGCCGCGCTACGCCAAACAGGCCATTGATCAGCAGTTCCAGCGTTGGGTGATGCTGCATGTGCAGTCCAACCCGCTGCCCATTTGCACGCGCCCGCGTGTGCTGATCAAAGCGAAACGGACCTGATGAACCCTTTTGAGATGGCGGTGGACGCCGTATTTGCTTCATTCGGCGTCGCCGCCACTTACACTCCAGCTAATGGCGATCCTGCCACCGAAATCACGGTTCTGGCTAAGCGCCCGGACGAGGTGGTGGGCTTTGGAGAAACGCGTATTGCGGCGGAGATCTCTCTGTTTGAGATTCGGGCATCTGACATCGCGAACCCTCAAGGCGGTGATGTGATCACCCTCAACAGTATCGACTATACCGTCCAGGGAGCGCCGACGCGAGGTACCGAGCGGCTCGTGTGGGTGGTGGATGCGTTCGTCTCATGAGAATGGCGACCACCATCCTCGGTTCCATCCGGCGCGATATGGAGCAGGATCTGCGCAATCTCAATCGCGCCGTTGTGGATGGAACCCGTGATGCGGGGCGCGGGCTGAAGCAGGACCTTCGACAGCAGGTGGTCTACGCCGGGTTGGGCAACCGGCTTGCGCGCACCTGGCGCGATCGCAGCTACCCCAACCAGGGGCTCAATGCCGCCTCACTGGTCTGGTCCAAGGCCCCGCACATTGTGCAGGCGTTTGACCGGGGCGTGGTGATTCGGGGGCGCAATAGCCGATGGTTGGCGATTCCCACGCCGCAGGCGCCAAAGCTGGGTATTGATGGCAAACGGATCCACCCCGGTAACTTCCCCGAGTCCAGATTCGGCAAACTCCGATTCGTCTATCGCCCTGGGCGCTCTTCCCTGCTGGTGGTGGATGGGGTGCGCATTAGCGCCAAGACGGGTCGTGTGGGCCGACAAGCCAAGGGCGACATCTACACCAAATCTGGCAGGCTCAAATCCGGCATGACCACGGTGGTGATGTTTGTGATGGTTCCGCAGGTGCGGCTGCGCAAACGTCTTGAGGTGAAACGGGCGGCCTCATTGAGCGCCGCCCGTATGGTCGGGCAAATTGACAGTGCATGGATCAATCGTCAGTAAGTTCAGGCGGTGGCCCAATCTTCATCGTGATCAGCGTGTTGAGAACGTTGTGCGAGCATCTGCTTGAGCGTTTTGAGCTGTCCGGAGGTTTCGCTGTCGTAGGATGACCCATCAACCAGTGTGATTGGCTGATGGTGCTGTGCTGCGTCCACTTTGCTGACCGTTTTGTGCAATGAAACGGTTTCGACGCCATTACGGTAGGTTTGCAGGCCCAGAGCAGCGTAACGGCCACAGATCATGAGGGCGTCCATGCTGAGATGGGTCAGCCATTCCAGACTATGGGCGTTTGTTTTCTGCTCCCGTGGTTTGGCCTTCATTATGGACTCGCGTTCGATACGCTGAATGCGCGAATCGTTGCGTCGAAGGACGGTTTGCGTGGAAAGCGCAGCGGGGCTTCTTGTTTTCTGAAAACGTGCGGCGGATTTCATCCCGCCCTTGATCGCCAGTGTTGCGTTACGACTGGATCCGCCTTCAAACAACTCGGCTAACCGTAGTGTCGTCGGCTTCATGTCATCTCCCCCAGATGTGAAACGGCGTGGTGGTCACGAATCGGATAAGTAACCGGCAACATTTCGCCACCAGGATTCATCCTCTGGCTCCTGACAGCGTTTGGCGTTCTTGAGCGCCAATAGAGCCGCCTGGATTTTTCCATGCTTGGCTCGAAACGCCGAGGCGGCGTCCTGTGGGTCACGCGGCAAGTCCGCTGCGCCAAAAGCGTGCTGGACTCCGCGAAACATGTTCATTTGATCAGAGCGAAAGTCAAAAAGACCCAGTTGGGGGCCTTCAAACAGGCTTCCCTGTCGTGGGTTGCTTCGTTTCATCTGTTCATCCTTGAACAAGTATCGGTTTTACGTTTTAGCGGCTGGGCTGAGTCCCAATATTGTGCGCGCCATTGCGTATAAAAGTGGGAATGTCTACGTGAGAGCCTGAACCGGAAGTGCGCGCTTCTTCCAGTATCGTGTCCAGCCATTGGCCTCGGGATGCCGGGACGCCTTTGGCTCCGAAAACGCGTTCCTGCTCAATCGTGATGATCTGCTCGATGTCGCGCTTTGTAGCTTTTCCACTCTTCATGGCCATCAACATCATGCCATGGATAACACCGCGATCGAATTCGGAGCTTTCGCCGGTGGCTTTGAGGGTGAGGTAAAGGTCTGACAGGCGATCTGAAATGGACGCAAGAATGGCGTTGGACTTTCTGTTCATGTGCTCCCTCCCGGTATATGTAGCGCGATCTTTGCCGCGTATATTTATGAAGGATGGCGACTCAGGACAGCGATGTCAACGCAGATGTTTGACGCCATCGACTTTGTTGGATCAACCGCATGAAATGGCGATGGGATAATTTTTGTGGCCAGTAAGACCGAGCAGATTCTACAGGCGCTCCAGACTCTGCTGGGAACCATCCCCAGCGCCACAGTGTTGCGCAACACTGCTTTGCCCACGCGCATCCCCGCAGAGGGCCTGATTATCCTGCGCGACGGTGACCCCGGCGAACCGGAGCAATCCCTTGGTGGCGTTGGCGGCTGCTACTACCATCATCGTGTGGAAATAGAGGTAATCATTCAGCATGGCGACGCTGATCAGCGACAGAGCCGATTTGATAATCTGCTTTTAGCCGTTGCAGAAAAGTTGGCCGCATCCCCTACCCTCGACGGCTTGATATTCGGCATAACCTATGGCCGTCCGGCTATCCAGTTGGAACACGAAGAGGGCGCTACGCCCATTCTCGGCGGGGTAATGGAACTCACTCTTGAGTATGAAACCCCCTCCCCCATAGCCTGACAATTCCTATCGAACAGATGAGGTTTACTCCATGGCCCGCTCATACGGTTCAAACGCTACCCTATTGCTCAAACGGGAGGGCAGCTACGGCGCCATCCCCACGGGCGACTACATCCAGATGCCCTTCAACCGTTGCACCCTGAGCAGCGAACAGGGTTTGATTGCCGACCCCGTGCTGGGTCAGGGGCGCGACCCCCTGTCGCCGCTCCAGGATGTCATCAACGACGAAGGCGACATCGTCGTGCCCATGGATGTGCGCTATCTCGGCCTGTGGCTGACGGCGCTGCTGGGCAATCCAGTGACGACCGGAGTGGGGCCGTACACGCATGAATTCCACTCGGGCGGCGCTTCTATCCCCAGTTACAGCATCGAGATGGGGCTCTCCCAGGCCTCCTCCTTCTTCATGCACCAAGGCGTAAAGGTCAACACCCTGGCCCTGGAGTTTCAGCGCTCCGGCGCGGCGGCGGCCACGTTGGGTGTCATCGCCCAGGGCGAAACCCGCAATGGAACATCCCAAGGCGGCACGCCTACTACGCTCACCTTCAATCGCATCAGCCAGTTTCAGGGCAGTATCAAACGCAGCGGGTCGCTTATCGCCAATCTCACGGCGGGTTCGCTGACCTACTCCAACAATCTGGAGAAGATCGAAACCATCCGCAATGACGGTCTCATTGATGGCGCCGATCCCACCATCGCCGCGCTCACCGGCAAGATCGATGTGCGCTTTGCCGACACCACGCTTGTTGATCTGGCATCAAACGGTACGCCGGTGGATCTACAGTTCGCCTACACCATCGACGCCGACAACAGCGTGGTGTTCGATTGCCACGAGGTCTATCTGCCCAAGCCCAAGCTCACTGTGGATGGTCCCGGTGGAGTGCAGGCCAGTTTCGATTTCCAAGGGGCCAAGAACGCCACGGCGGGGCGCATGCTCACCGTGACGCTGACCAATGATTTGGATGGGAGTGACTACCTGTGATTTCTCTGAGCCAACCCAAAGAGCCATTTGATCTGGATCTGCCCTATGGTGTGACGGTGACGGTCAAACCCCTCACCACCGCTGCCATGTCGCTGTGTCAGACCGCCGCTCGCCGCCGGTTGGAGCGGGAGTATCCCGAAGCCGAGGAAGGAGAGCAGCGCGAGGGGCTGTTCCACGCTTATCTGATTCAGGAGCTGGCGGTGAATCACATCACTGCGTGGAACGGCGTTGGCTATGACAATGGAAGCGATGCATCAGTCAATCGCCAGAACGTCGTGGCGCTGATGGATCGCTATCCCATGGGTGAACGGTTCTATCAGCTTTTTACCTTCCACCAGGTGATGCTCAACGCCGCAAAAAACGGATCCGCGCCCTCTGCCAATGGCATTTCCAGCCCGGCGGAGGGCCAGGGTACTGCCGAGAGTGTGCTGATCGCGGCGAGCCCTGCGCCCGAGGGCAGTCCGGATTGAACGGTGAGCTCTGTCCCAGCCGAGAGCACGCGCCGCAAACTATCGAGGAGCAGCAGGTGTTTGATGTCGTTCTGGCGTGTCAGAGCCAACTCCGCGTCGCACCATCGGGACAGGTTCTTGGGCTCGACATGAGCGTGGCGTTGCAGATGGCGGATGCCATGGGATTGGAAAGGGGTGCGGCGGCTGAGTTGCTGCCGTGGGCGGAGGTGGGTTTGCGCGAGGCGCTCAAGGAAGCTCAGTCCAGCCTATCTTCTTCATAAATGGGCGGAACGTCAGGAACTTTTTTCAGGACCTCTAGGTATTTGGCTTCATCCGCTCGTGCGGCTCTCTCTTTGAGCAACTTCTCGGTTTCCAACGCCGAAAGCTTCTCTGCTATTGCCGTCACAAATAGCTGATTCATGGAAGAGTGGTCTTCCTTGGAAACACGGCGCGCCGCTTCCATGAGGGATTCAGGAAGACGCAGGGCATATTGGCTCATGTCGGTGTCCTTTGAAGAATGCGCCAAAATTCACGGGGCGTCAGAATTGGGATGCCAAACCGTTTGGATCCTTCGGCAAAGTCCCTTGTATTGAACGTCACGATCGCAGCAGCGTTTCCGCCAATGGCCAACTCCAGCACCATGTCATCCCCCGGATCAGGGAGAACTGGTCGCCATAGATAATAGAGCCTGACAGCTTCCGCATGTCTAAGCACCATGTCCAGAAAAATTTCCACATCCTGATGGGCAAGTGGAACTCCAGTCTCTGAACGTTTCAGAACCGCTTCATATTCCAAAAACAGCGGAACTGACAATAGCGGAGTGAAGCGCTGCCCCAGGTTTTCCAGCAGAAGCAACTGGTGCGATACGCCTTGAGTCGAGCGCAATCCAGCGACCAGCACATTGGTGTCCAAGACAGCTTTCATATCTTATTCAATATCAAATAATCTGAGAGCATGCAATCATGACCCGCACCCAGCACAGCTACAGCATCCGCCTGTCCGTTGAGCAGGGCGGCAAGGTCAAAGCCGAACTGGCCGATATCGGTGCCAGCGGCGAGAGCTCTTTCAAGCGCATCCGCACGGCCAGCAATGATGCCTCCCGTGGTCTAGAATCCCTCACCAGCCGCGCCACCTCCCTACATACCAATATCTCCCGCCTCACCGGCATTATCGCCGGACTTACCGCAGCAGGGGGACTCACTGCCCTCGCCAATCGCGCCATCACCGCCGCAGACGCCATCGGCAAAACCGCAGACCGGATTGGCGTGGGCGTGGAGTCGCTCCAGGCGCTGCGCTATGCCGCCGACTCGGCGGGCGTCTCCCAGCAAACTCTCGAAATGGCGTTGCAGCGTTTTGGACGTAGAGCCGCTGAGGCCGCCCAGGGAACCGGGGAAGCCAAAGCTGCGCTCAAAGAGTTGGGCATCTCTGTCAGGGATGCGGGCGGTCATGTGCGCAGCACCGAGGAATTGCTGCTGGAGGCCGCCGATGCGCTCAAAGGAGTCGAGAACCAATCTGACCGGGTCCGTCTGGCGTTTAAGCTGTTCGACTCCGAAGGCGTAAAACTTCTCCAGATGTTGCAGAACGGCTCCGAGGCGATGCGTGAGACCATGCAGCGCGCGCGGGATCTGGGCATCGTGCTGGAAGAGGAACTGATTCGCAACGCCGAGGATGCGCGCAATGAACTGGATACCCTGGCCAAGGTTCTCGACGCCAATCTCTCTCGCGCCCTGCTGAATCTGGCTCCGGCCATCAGCGACGCCTCCACCTGGCTGTCAGACCTAGCCAGCGATGCCGGGGTCGCGTATGAGAAATTCAAAGCCATCGTCACCGGCGACACCAACTTCGAGAATCTCAGCATGCGCGCGGTGGCGGCCACGGTGCGGGAGTACCGAGAGGAGGTGGAGTCGCTCCAAAAGGTCATCCAGAGCAACGAGACCTATCGTGAGATGTTCCCCCATGCGCCGGACCGCATGAGCGAGGGGGCGTTGGACGGATTGCGCGCGCAGTTGGCGGAGAAAGAGCGTATTCTCGCCCAATGGTCGGCCAAGCTGGCAATGATGAAGGCGAAGAATGAAGGTGTCGCCAACGACATCGCCAATGTGCCCATCGGTCCCGATCCTGATGTGGCCAAAGATGCCGCGCGGGAGTTGGCGCGCATTGAGAGCGCGTTACAGGATGATCTGGAAAAACTCCGCTCCGCCGGCCTGTCCAAACGACAACTTCTGGAGGAGAGCCACACCGAGGCGCTGCTCAAACTGCGTGATCTGCGCGACAAGGCGCTCACCGACGCCGAGAGGACGCGCATTGATCAGGCAATGGAGGATGAATATGAGCGCTATCGCCTGGAGCGCGCCAAGCTGGTGGGTGTTGAGCGCGAGTATCTCGCTGAACTCAAGAATGAGATCGCCCTTCATCAGCAAGTAATCGACGGCAAGATCCCCCTGGAAGAGTTGACCCGACGCCTTGCTGAGGCAGAGCGCGAAGCGGCGATCCAGAAAGAGCTTCACAACAAGCTCGCCGAGTCCGGCATTCAGCTTGGCTCCGAGCAGGCGCGCGAACTGGAGCGGCTCATCCGCGCCAAGGAACAGGCGACGCGCACCACTGAGGAGATGACTGAGGCTGAGGAGAAAGCCGCCAAAGCCGCCAAGAAGGCGGCAGACGAACACAAGAAGGCTCTGGAAGCCTACGAGAAGAGCCTTAACGCCCCCTTTGAGCGCGCCGCAGAGGGCATTCAGAACGTTTTGACCGACGCCTTTGAGTCAGCGTTTGATGGATCACTGCGCAGCGCCGACGATGTGGCGGATGCGATGAAGCGCATCTTCATCCGCGCCGCGGCGGAGATTGCGGCGGCCATGGTAATCCGGCCTGTGATCGGTTCAGTGATGGGATCTGTGGGGCTGGGCGGTGTGGCGCAGTCCATGGGACTGTCCGCTCCTGGCATCACCGGGGTCAGTGGGGGTGGTGTAGGAGGTCTGTTCAATATCGCCTCCACGGGCAGCGACCTGTTCTCCGCCTTTGGCGGCAGCTTCGGTCTGCAAACCAGTGGTATTGGTGGCGCCATCAACGCATTTGGGGCGTCCAACCTCGGCATGGCCTCGCTGACGCCACAGTTCTATGTTCCCTCCATGGGCATGACGGTGACAGGCTCGGAACTGGCCGCCATTCAGTCAGGGTTGGGCTTTGAGCTCCCCGCCACCCAGGTGGGCACGGCGGTAACGCCGGGTTCCAGTTTTCTAGGCGCTGGCACCGCCATGGGCTATCTGGGCGCTGCGGGGTTGGGCTATGGCGTGGGCTCCATGGTGTTTGGCTCCCAGGAGGCGGGCATCGGCGGTGCGCTGGGCTCTGCTGCGGGATACGGCATCGGCTCCTCCATGGGCACCATCCTGGGGATGGCTGGCGGTCCCGTGGGGATGGTGCTGGGGACGCTCGCCGGGAGTTTCATCGGCGACCTGTTTGGCGATGACGAACCCTCACCGCCTGCCATTACAGTATTCTTCAATGGCATGGAGCATCCCTGGGCGGGAAGCAACCATGTCAACATCGGCAACCTGACCAGCACCCGTAATGCCGATACGCCGGTAGATGCCGTCATCGCCATGAGTGAGGGGCTGCGCGGTTTGATCACCCAGGGCGGGTTTACCCTGGGCGAAGATTACACGGTTCACGAACTGGGACATGTGGGATGGCACGCTGAGAAGGGCTACTCCGACAGCGCCACCGGTTTCGGTTGGACGGCGGAGAACTTTGGTCAGGCGATGTTGGGGCTGTTCGGCGGCAACTTGGCCAATGGAACAATTCAAGGCGCGGCTCCCGCGCTTAAGCACGCCCTGAACAACGCCAGCGACTACACGGAGATGGAGCGCATTCTCACCGAGTGGTCCGCCGGGCGAGATCAGATGTTGGCGGTTTTGGAGGGCGTGTGGGCGGAGCCGGTTCAGTCCGTGACCACTGCCGAAGCCGCAGTACAGGCGCTCTCCACTCAGTTTGACCAGATGGCGGCCAACGCCGATCTCTACAATATCGCCCTGGAGGAGGTAGACGCCGCGGAAGCGCATGCAAAGGAGCAGATGCGTAGCCAGTGGCGGGACGAGATCGCCGACCAGCTTCTGCAACTGACTGACCCCTACGGCTTTGCCCTCAAACAGCTGCAAGAGCAGCAAGCTGGCCAGATCAAAGCCGCTGAAGCGGTGGGGATGGGCGCTCAGGCGCTGGCGGATCTGCACACCGCGCAACTGGAGGCGCTCCGAGAACAGTATCGCATCATCCCGGAAGTGGCCTCGGAGGATGTCACCGCAGCAGAGCGCGCGGCGTTGCAGTGGGCGGAAGGAATCCGCCGGGAACTGCTGGGGGTGATGGACCCCATGGCGTTGGCGTTTGAGGAGTTGGACGACTGGTATACCGAGCAGTTGGCCCAGGCGGAGCAGTATCAACAACAAACCAAGGACCTGACGGCGCTCTATCGCGCCAGACAGCAGGCCATTCGGGAGGAGTATGCGCAGATCGCTCCCGTGTTGGATGAAGAGGCGCTCGATTCTCTGGACGCTCAGCAGCGGCAGGCGTTGCAGTGGTCGGAGTCAATCCGGCGCGAATTGTTGGGGATGACCGATCCCAGGGCCCTGGCGCTGGAAGAACTGGAGCGGTGGTATGCAGAGCAGCAATCTCTTGCTGAACAGCATCAACAACAGACCCTGGAGCTGACGGAGCTCTACCTGACCAAAAAGCAGGCCATTGAGGAGCAGTACGCCGAGCAGGCTGTGGCCACCGCCAATGGCGTGAGCGTGAGAATGCAGAGCGCCCTACAGGGAATCAACAACACGCTGCTGGGGCTGGAAACGGGGAATCTCTCTACCCTGACACAGGCCGAGCAGTTGGATCTGGCCCGGACCGCATACAATGGCGTGGTGCAGCGGGCCTACAATGGCGACATTGACGCCATCAGCCAACTGCCCAACTTGGCGCAGGGCTACCTCACCGAGGCCCGTGATCAATACGCCAGTGGCGCGGGGTATAAGAGCATCTTCGACTCGGTGCGCCAGGATCTGAGCGGATTGCTGCCGACAGGCTCCACCACCAACCAATCCAATGAAGCCGACGCCCTGCGCAACGAAGTCTCCGAGTTGCGCGCGGATGTGGCGTTTCTCACTCAAACGGTGGAACGCCAAACCCAGCAGCTCATCGCTGCCGGTAAAGAGCAGGCGGCATCCGCCACAACCGCATCTCTCGCCCAACTGCGCGCATCGCAACTCTCATAGCCATGACCATCTCAGACGCGGACTACCAAGCGTGGCTGGAAGATCCGGCTGCGGCGCGGGAGCTATTGCTCGAAGCCCAGGCTTATCGTAACGGGACCATCGACACTCTGCGCCTGTCACACATGGGCTATATCAGCCATGCATCGGACACTCCGTCCCATACCACCTATGACGGGCTCATCATCGAGCCGGTCACCATCACCCGCCAGTTGAACGGCCTCGCAGGCCAAAGTTCGTGCGCCTGGGGCGATATCGTGTTCGCCAACCCTGAGGGGCTGATGGACGCCTGGCTCACCGATGCCACCTTTGCGGGGCACCTGGTATCGCTAAAACTAGGAGACCCCGCATGGTCTCTGGCAGATTTCCGTGCCGTGCTCACCGGCGTGGGTGGACGCTTGAGCTACGCTGGCGCGGCGCTGCGTTTGGAGGTGCATGACCACGGCGCGACGCTGGATCGGCCCGTGCAGTCCAATCTGCTCACCAGCGGTCCAGAAACGGACAACCCAAAACCTCTCCTTTACGGCAGAGTTTATAACGCCAGCCCGGTGCTCATCGATGCCGCCGCGCGTGTCTATCAACTCCACGATGGAACACTACAGTCTGTGGATGCGGTGCGCGACAACGGCGTTTTGCTGACGACAGGTACGGATTACAGCGTCGATTTGGCCAATGGGACGATCACGCTGGTTTCTGAACCAGCCGGTCAGATCACTTGCGACGCTACAACCGCCACACAAACTGCCGCCGACATCATTGATGCCCTGGTGACGCGCGACGCGCTCACCTATGGTGACTTGGACGCCGACGCCTTCACTGCGTTCAACACGCTCTGCTCCCAGTCTCTGGGGCTCTACATTCGACAGCGCCGCAATCTGGTGGAAACCATCCAGGAAGTGGCCGCCAGCGTGGGGGCGTGGTGGGGCTTTACGCGACTCGGCAAGTTCACCGTGGGTCGCATGCCTGATCTGTCGGCGCCGGGCGATCCGTTGTTGGATCTGGGCCCGGACGACCTGCATGCCGAGATCCCTCGTCATGAGCCACTCGACGCGCCGCCGTGGCGAATCCGGCTTGGCTACCACCGGCATTGGACTGTTCAGGATGCTGATGGACTGGCGGGGGCGGTGTCTGCTGAGCAGCGTTCAGCTTTCTCAACCGAATACCAAACGACATCGGCGTCAGATACCGCCATTCAGACTCAATGGCCGCTGGCGTCCGATCCAGACCAAGCTCCCACATTGTTAGCAGATGAAGCTGATGCCAACGCAGAGGCGTCACGTCGTCTGACGCAGAACCAATCCGCGCGCCACAAGTGGACCTTTCGCACCCAGGCCGGGGCTCTGGCCGCCGATCTGGGCGACGTGGTGCGCATCACTCATCCCCACATTCCTGGCTGGGAGAGTGGTCGCAGCGGCATCGTCACCGCCCTGCGTGAAACGCCTTCTGACAACCGCATCGACATTACGCTGATTACGTCATGAGAATCGTACCCGAAAATCTCGCCGATCACGCCACGCTGACCTGCGCGCCCATGCCGTTGTCAGAGCAGCCCGTGACTCATCTCCAGGATCTGCGTCGGCAGCGTATGATGCGCACCGTGGATGCGGCGGGCCATGTCATCACAGCTACTTGGTCGGCGCCACAGCGCATCTCCTGCATCGGTCTGTTTGGCCACAACATGCGCAAATCCAATGCGCGTTGGCGCGTGGAGCTGTTTTCAGATGCGGCATGGACCACCAGCGTCTACGACTCCGGATTGGTTCCGCTCTGCCAGGCAAAGGGCTTTCGCGCGCTTACCTGGCGTGTCGACGCTTGGCGCGCCACCATCTTTTCCGATCGGGATGCCGCTTTCTCGGTTCAGTGGCTTGAGGAGAGCTTTGCCATCCAGTCCCTGCACATCACCCTTTCCGATGCTGCCAACCCGGATGGCTATCTGGAGGCGTATCGACTGCTGGCCGGTTTGCACTGGCAGCCGACTCAAGGCCCCGCCTATGGCGCGACGCTCCAGGTTGATGACCCAACCGAACTCACTCAAACCGCTGGCGGGACCCTGGCGGCCGTGTCGCGCGGCGCACCGACACGGCGTCTCTCCCTGGAATTGCGCTGGATGACCCGTGATGCCGACGCACGGCGGCTGGTCGAAATGCTCACCAACCAGGGTAAACGCAAACAGATGCTGCTCTCCTTGTTTCCCGGAGCCGGGAGTGGTGAAGAGATCGACCACACCATCCTGGGGCGACTTAGCGACTCTCCTCAGATCGCCATTGTGCATCCCCAGCGCGCCCGCGCCAAACTGACCTTCACCGAGGGCTAAATCATGAGCAATCAGATTCCCAGCAACATCACCGATGACGCCTACGCCAATGAGATTGAGGGCGGATTCCGCGCCATGCTGGTTGGCCATAACGCCGATGGCAGCCATAAGGCCGACATCGATGCTGCTATCGGGGCCATCTACGCCGAAACCGCTTCCGTGGCCTATGTGTCGGCCACGCAGTTCACCGTCGCTGGTGATGTGACCGCTACCTACACCGCTGGGCGGGCCATCAACGCAGTCTCCTCGGGCGCCAATGTCTGGAGTCATGTGGTCAGCGCCAGTTTTGATGGCGGTAGCGGGCTGACCACAGTGACCGTCAGTGATGCCGTGATTCCATCCGGCTTGCAGCAAATCCTCTACGGCATCATCACCGATGAGCGACAGTTGCCGGAGATGGGGTTCCTCAAATCTGATGGATCTGTGGTCTCCACAGGCTTGCAGGGCTTCACAGGCGGGATTCAGTGTTCCGCCTACAAGGGCTACAGTGCAACGCTGTCATTTAGCAATGATCAGGATCAGCAACTCCTGGATCTCAACCGCACGACAACCATTCTTCACGGAGCGAATCTGTCTGTTGAGGATGGCGGCATTACCGTGCCCACTGCGGGCAAGGGAATCTCCGCCGGAGGTGCGACAATCCACAATAACCCCAACGGAGGCCATACGGATGATCCAGGATACTGCCCGACGCTGACACTGGGTGATGGACCGGACGATGCTCCCTACGGCTCCTGGTATGGCGGAGAAGGCTCGACACATGGTCTGTTCATCCGCTGCGTGCGCTGGGCAGGGGCGACTTGGTGGCGTGGCGTCATTGGCAGCAAGCGGGATTCGAGCCGAATTGAAGTCTTCGACATGTGGACAAGTCCCAACTGGGAGTTCCACGCCGCCAACGGCGGCAGCACAGAAGGATTTCGCTTCCACTCCGGCTCACACGGCACCTACGGAGAGCAGAACGGCCACGCCCTGGTGCAGATCGAAACCGGACGTCCAAACGGAGGCTGCCGCGCCTTTGGCGTCAAGGACGACAGTAACGGCAACCTGTTCCGCATCGAATCGGGCGGCAACGTCTACGCCAAAGGCTCTATCAACGCCAACACGGCGGACTTCGGGGAGCTGATGGAGTGGGAGGACGGCAATCCCGACAATGAGGACCGCATCGGCCTGCCTGTGGTGCGCGCCAAGGACGCCGATGGCCAGCCCAATGGCAAAGTACGCATCGCCACCCATGATGACGACCCCAACGAGATTTTTGGCGTCATGTCCGGCACCGCCATTCTGGTGGGTAATACCTTTGAGGACGAATGGGCGGAGAAAGATCTGCGCGACGCCTACGGGCGCATCCTCACCGAGCCTTGCGTCCAACTCTCTTGGCTGGACGAGAACGGAGAGCGTGTCTTCTACCATGAAGACCGCATCCTCGAGGGTGTATCCATCCCGGATCTGATCATTGATCAGGACGATCCAAAGCCCACCGTGACCGACCCGGAAATGGGGCAAACTGTCAACATGAGCGAGCAACTCTACGCAGTGCGGCGCACGCGCAATAGCGACGGCCAGCCCCTCATGCGCAATGTGCAGAATCCGGGCTATGACCCCAACCGCGCCTACGTTGGTCGCCAATACCGTCCCGAGTGGGATGTGATCGGGTTTCTGGGGCAGATTCACCTGCGCGCTGGCGCGCCGGTCAATCCCCGTTGGCTGAAGCTGCATGAGGCAGGAGATGGGGTGGAGTTGTTGCTGATCCGGTAA